TCATCTTCTTACAACAGCAGGTACATCTCCATCATCATCTTCATCATCCCAAGGATCTTCCAACTTACTCTGTAGTTGGTTAATCCTTTCTTGTAATTCATTATACTCTTCTATATCACAACTCCTTGGTTCAAAGGTAACACCCATCAATTCTTCACCAGGTTCTACACCTTCCATCTCTGGATGAACTCTCTTTGTTACTTGAGTAGTCCAAGTACCAGCATTATAATTTCTTATTGACTGAGATCTAGCTCCAGAAACAATAGAACGAACTGCCCATACTAGGAGAAAGATCCATGTTAGTGAAAAAACTATGTCAGTTATTGGATTCATCTTCCAAGTAATTTCTGTATTGGTACTTGTCTTATCTTATCTATAACATCATTCTCTACCTGTTCTTTAATCCTATCAATAACGTTTACATCAAGATGCATAAATGGAGGAATGACACCAAGTATGCGTAGTAGTCCATCAAGGAATAATGCAAGACATGTAAATCCAAGAATCATACTAATGATAGTTGCTTCTCTATTATGCTTTGCCATTGAAGCTTCATCAATCCTATGTGCTTCCTCCACAGCAAAAGCAATCATAGAATCTACCTCTGCTTTAGTGTAGCAGATCTTAGTGATAGTTTCTTCTGTCATTAAAACTACTTATACAATATGAGTATACCATATATCCTATATTTATGCCAATACCAGACAGTATCATAGATTACAATGTTAAGAATGCTAAATAAAACACGGTTTGGTATCACTACATGAAAAGATTCTTACCTATTATTATGTTATTGATGACAGGTGCGACGGTAGCACCAGTTAAGGCAGACTTAATTCATAGATTATCAACATCAACTTCTCTATCTGTTGACGGAGCACTAACTGTTGGTACTAGACTGGGTTCAACTTATGCAGTAAGTGGTAGCAATGTGGAAGTTGCTTCTGGTGGTGCTTTTGGTGGACTAACAGCTCCAACATCAGTTACAGCAGCGAGTGCTATGACTGAGGGTTCATATGATATTACAACAGACGGTTCGGCTTTCAGCTTTAGCGAATCATTCACATATGGAGATGCTGTAAATGCTATTGGTTCTGGTGTAGATGTTTCTAGTGGTGTTGTTGCTGACATGCCAGCTTATGGAGTAGTTCAAACTAACTCTGGCGGCGTTGCGGGAACCTTAGCTGGCACATTGACATCTGCTGGTGCTGTCACTTTGACCGCTGGCGGAGCTGGCACAAATGCGACTGGCCAATTTGTTAGTGAAATTACTATTAAATAAGAGGTAATGAAAACTCTTATAACTATATTACTATTGCTAAGTGGATCAGGGGCTGCCAAGGCAGTTCCCGTGGTCCCAAATTTTACACAGGGATCTATGACCTCGGTGACGGAGACATCATCTAAGGTAACGGAGACCATAAATTCAGTGGATTATAGAACAGGATGGGAATACAGCGTGACGGGGGTAGGCATCTCAAACAATGGAGAAGCACTCAATCCCTCAGTGAACACATCAACAGTGACAATAAATCCATCAGCAGATGGAACAGGAGAAGTCACAGGAGCAGTAACAAGTTCCTTCGACTCATTAGATCTCTCACAACAAGGAAACTTTACAATAAGTACTCCAGGAGAAGCATTCCAATTTACTCAAACATATTCTGGCCCAGGGCTCACGAATCAAACGATAATACAACGCCTAACAGAAGTAGAATCAGTCACTTCAACTACAAGTACATTTACCCAGTAAGTACATTAGTACTATCACTATTATCACCAACAGTTTCTTTAGCACAAGGAGTAGGTGGTGTTAGTGCTACTGCTAATCCTATAGCCAATAGTAGCGGTTCAGTAACGAACCAGGCGATACAAGTTTTACAAGGTCCATATATTACTAACACATATGGCAATGGCATCCAGTGTCAGGGGGCTACTGCTAACTTCACACCGTATGTTCAATACAGTGACTCAAGGAAATACCCTTGGGAAGATTATTATATGGAACCACAATATAATATGAATGACTTTACTGGTAAGATGACTGAAGTTACCACTACAGTAAAGAATTATCCTTGGTATAATGGATGGAAGCATGATAATGCTGGTCAATTAGTATATGATGAGAATGGAGATAAGATACCTATAGATGAAAACTGGTATAATACAGCAACTTATGTTGATGCTAATGGAGATACTGTAAGATGGTGGGATGATGGAGACCCTATGGAAATTATAGTTGAAGTAGATGGTCCTGATGGAAAGCCAGACAATCCAGGTGAAGTGGTTTGGGAAAAGCCTGTACGTACTGACATGAGAGCTAATCAAAATTTTAATGTAGGATTATCTGCTACTCTTTCTCTACCATTGAATAGAAGTATGCAAAGGTTATGCCAACAAGCAGCAACTACTCAAATAGAACAACAGCAACAACTCACTGCTAATAAGCGGTTAGATTTTGAGATAGCCCGTCTCAAAAATTGTGGTGAACTCATGCAGAACGGTATCATGTTCCATCCCAAGTCACCATATGCTTCTATCTGTGCTGATGTAATAGTAACACAAGCAAGACCTGGTTCTCTTCCAGACCATACACATCAGTTAAGTAATACTACTTCTTCGCCTTCAGAGCCTTCTTCAGAGTCCGAATTGCTTGATTCCGATCTCTCTGCTCTGCCCTCCGTTCAGAAACAGAAAGAACAGGGTCAGTTTTTCCGAGGACTTTCTTTACCTTGGCAGAAACCTTCTTCACAAGAGGCTTTATCACCTTCAAAAGCAAGTCCGCTAGGGGTTTGGCAAGTAGGGCAGATGAAGTAGCAACAACAGCAATAGTAGCAGTAGTAGTTACAACATTAGCACTGGGTAAATATTTTTCTACAAATCCTACATCTTCCCATAGAGTTATACATACAGTCTTGTCATTGTTCCATTCATGTCCTATGACTTTTTCATTTCCACTGGTAGCATAGTCACCAACCCTTAAGTCTTTAGGACCAGGACATTCTTTTTCTTCTGCTGTTGTAGGAGGGATTGTAGGTGCTCCTGGAAGTTCTGGTGTAGGGAGATCTGGCGTTTCATTATTATTATCAATACCATCTGCTTCTGGTTCTTCTGGTACTACAGTAGTCCATGTAAGTCCTTGTGATTGATAATCTACTGGTTGATAATAAGGAGCACCAGCATCGCACAATACTGTATTACCTTTAGGGTCATCATTGACCAACATTTTATTCTTTGATCTTTGCTTCAAATTCTCTTTATGTACCTTTACACAACCAGGCATATTAACAATAGGCTTACCTATATTAACTACCACAGGAATAGTAGGTGGTATTGCTTGTGGTGGTTCTTCCATCCATACATTTATATCAGGAACATCTATCTTTCTTACATTTGCTAATTGTACATTTCTAACATTCACATTACGTATCCCTATACTACCTACATTAATATTATTAATGCTAGGGACACCTAAAGAATCAATACTAACAATACCAATATCAGGAATCATGAGACATTATGCTCTATAAATTACTTGTTCAATTCTCGATTCATCCCAGTCATCATCATCTTCCATCTGAGTAATGATACCAACACCAGCAAAGAGCACAGCAATGACTGCACCAGCACCCCACACTTGCTTCTCTAAGCTACGTAATCTACTGGTAAGGTCTTCATGTTCCTTATCTTTATAACGTGCTACTTCATCACGTAATATTTCTATATCCTTTTCTAGAGCAGCTATCTTAGAACTCTGTTCTATATCTGTTTCACTTGCCATACTTACCTCTGTGGTGTTGCTTGTCTATAATCTACTTGTGGTTCTTTTGTAGTAGGAACTACAGGACCTGTTGTAGTAGGAACTAATTGCTGTATCCTCTGATCTATGTAGGGAGCTAGTTCTGCCATGACCCTTTCAACAGTAGCATCCCTTCTCCTTTCTGGTCCTTTATTAACCTTATCCATAACCTGATTACCACCAACAACACTACTAGTTCCTACTGCTAGAACTGTTGCTCCTGTGACTAGAGTATCCTTTAATTCCATTAGAATAATTCCTCCAATTTAAAAAGACTAATCAAATTCAAATCAGCATCATCCATAGCATCATCTGCTTCTGTTCCTTCTTGACGATTTATAATAGCAACTACATTCTCAACTACATATCCAGCATCTCTTAATTTCTCTGCTGCTTGAATAGCAGAACCACCTGTAGTAATTACATCTTCTAATACAGTTACCTTAGATCCTGGTGCTAGGGTTGGACCTTCTATCCATGCCTTTGTTCCATGTCCCTTAGGTTCCTTTCTTACTATCAAACCATCAAGGTATCTTTCCTCTATTGCTGATACCATAGCAACACCTGCTACTAATGGATCAGCACCTAATGTGAGTCCTCCTACAGCATCACAGTCCTCTTCAAGGCACTCTAACATACACCAACTGATAAACATAAGGGCATCACCCTGCAAGGTCACTGGCTTGCAATTAACATAATGCTCACTCTTCTTACCAGATGATAATTTAAAATCACCTTTCTTATATGCATCCTCTTTTAAAAGAGTAAGAAAATCTTCTCTAGTTTCTATCATATTCCTCTGTTGATATAGACCATTCAGCATACACTCGTCTACCTGTTTTGCCATGCAGATCTATGTATACTTGATCATTACTCTGCCAGTGTCCCAAACGAACGCCTAATCTCACGTAACTCCTCAAAATTTTTCTGTTTAGTTCCTCCATCATATTCCCAAGCATAACCTTCAGTAATCATTTGTTCATTTAAGGAAACAGTATCCTCGCCAACATAGAGCCAACCAAGAAGCCTACCATACTTCCCCATGCCACCCACAAGTTCAGTTCTAATAGTGAGTTCTTCATCTCCATTAATAGTATCCTCCAAGTGTTTCTTCATCCAATCAGTAGCATCAATTCCCAATGCTTTCTCTTCTAAGTCTCTAGTCCTCTTCTCTGGGGTATCCACTCCCGCAATTCTTACCCGTTCTTTCTTGAATAAATCGAATCCAAGATCTATGGTGACATCTATCGTATCTCCGTCTAATACCTTGTCTATCGATACTACTCGGAAGTTGTAACAACTCTTCCTGCTTGGTGGAACCATCTTCCCCATCTTCATACTCCGTAAGTGTATTATTTAGCATCTCCTCAACAGAAGTTCTACTCTGCTCAGCTTCCCAGTTCCTCAGATCCTGTATCCACTGGTTGGGGGTGGTCGCTATTATTAATGGGGTTAGGATTCCAATCATCGTATTTGAATACCCAGTAGATTGTAACACATACCCCTACAAGAAGTATAGCTATCATAATATTTACACTATGAACAACCTCACTCATCCTAATAATGAGTCTGGATGACTATGCTTTTCTAGTTTACCTGACATAGTATAAGCTTCCTTACTACCCCTGTGTCCATGTGCTATACCTAACTCATGCATCTTAGCATGTTCATCAATAGGATCTCTTAGTTCTTTCTTACCTGCTCCTACTGTAAGGTAAATTCCATATGCAACTAAACCTAAAAGAAGTAGTCCAAAGAATAAAATCAATCCTTGATCTGGTGTTAAATTTAGATGAGGGATCATGGCATCAGGTTGTTTCTCCCATGTGCCAGGTAGATTATATACTGATGGTTTTGATAGGAAAATCATAATTAAATACTTAGTAAAGTTATTATACCATACTATTTACGCATATGCTTGTGCTGCAAGCCATGCTGATAACCCTAAAGATGTTCCCATGATGGTGAGTCTACTCATCCACCACATTATTTCATGTTTCATAACTAATGTCCCATTGGAATGCCAGCTGCCATCATCTTAGAAATATTATCTACTTCCTCGTTAACGCAGTAATCGACAAAATGAGGATGCTCCCTTAACGCAGGAACATCCTCTTTGGATTTCTGTATTGCTTCATATGCATCTACTGCATACTCACATATCTCATGATGTTTGTGTTGTAGGTCGTGATAACCTACTGTGTAATGCTTCTGTTGAGTCAGGGGCATGATCATTCAATCCCATACTGATATATTTATCCTTAGTATAGTAAAAAATACTCATTATGGTGTGAGACCCAACACTGAGTTAGAGTATCAACGCACCAAGTATAAACCCCTTTCCAAATGCTAAACAAAGCATTTGATAGTCTGTAAGATTAAACTTATCTTGGATCTTTTTTGCCCATGCCTTATCCCAATCCTTTAATTTGGTAAGACCTTCTTTAAGATTAAGATTCCACATACTCCTCCTCTTCTACAAAGTTTAATTTAATACCCTTAAGAGATAAAAGAACTATCTTTGTTTCAGTTAGTTCCTCACTATAAAAAATGACTGGATCTTTTAATGATGGATCACCACTCATTCTTCCTCCTCCTCTTCAAGTTGGAGTCTTTTTCTTAAGAAAAGGATTTCCTTTTTTAATTCATCCTTTTCAATCTTCAGTTGTTCGATTTCTTGTTCGTAAACAATAATCATTTGCTCAAGTCGTACTACATCATTTTCTAGATCCCATCTTGGTTTGGGATATGGGGTGGTCATGCGAATAATTAGTTATTCATTTAAGGGTTTCTTTATCTTTACAACTTATAAGGCTTATCATCTGTAGTAATCTTAAGAGGTGCTTGTTCAATCCTAATTGTTTGAACAGGACCACCAGCTTGTGCCTTTGCTACAATCTGCTCAATCTCTTTTGCAGTTGGTGGAGGAGGACCAGCAGGAGTTCCATTACCATTACCATTCATCTTCATAGTGCCATCACCCTTCTTAGATGCAGTCTGAATCCCAAAGCTTGCGAGAACCCCTGTAAACACAGATGCTATGAAAGTTGGATCTATTTTCTGTTGTGGTACTCCTGGAATCGCCACATAATTAAGAGTCAATATTCCACCTGACCAGGCAAGAACAGTAATTCGCACCATTGTCGAGATGATTGCTGCCTGTTCCTCAGGGTCTGGAAGAATGGCATCTTTTACTTTACCAAAGACACCATAGCAACTACGCTATTTAGAAATTAGAAATTCCTAAACCAGCATTAGGAACAGCAGGTGCTGCAGCTTGAGGAGTTGGTGAAGCAAGGTCTGGAGCACCTATTGGAAGACTTCCACCTAAACCACCACCTAAAGACCCAGTAATTGCTTCAATAGCTTGAGACTTGATGCTATCAACAATTGAATCTCTGTTGACATATACAAATACGCCACTAGCGACAACGGCAGCAGATACAATACCAGACGCAATAGCAAGGACATTTACAATTTTCTGCATTATTCTTTCCTGTAAGGATATTTATTTATGAGTAGTATAATATGCTTTATAATAACTGACAACCCCTGCTGATATCTTATGACCTTTCTCTATCCATTCATCTGCACA